TAGATTTAGATAGAAGCATATCTTCGGTTGAAAAGTTTATGAAAAAACATAAAATTGAATCGAAGCCAAAGCGTTCTCATGTCTCAGATCAGTTTGCTAGATCTAGTGGAACTGTTGCCATGACAGAAAATGCGTCTTCCATGTCTGAACAGACAAGAAAAAGAGTAAATAAATTAGATAGGTCTTGCACGACGAAAATAAAATGACATACATATTTGAAGAAGACGGGTGGAAAAAAGCTTATCAAAAACACTCAAACAGAAAAATTATATGGATCTATATAAAATTTTCTAATAACTCAATTGTGTTTTTGGACGAATACAAAGACTGGCTAACCATTGGTGATTATTGTGAGAAAAATATTTTAACAATACACGAAGTTGGATTGCAATACAGGACTAATAGAGTTTTTGAAAACACTTCGTCTTGGAATGGTATATATTTAGTAAGGTCTATAAAAGCAGATTTTGGATTGCAACCCAAACATTGTTACACGGTGGGAAAAGTAGTCGATGATAAAATTGAAAAATCTACGTGGATTGTTCCCGAACTAACACTTGCGTTTAACTCAGTTGACACAATAGCTGAGTCTTTTGAAAAAGCCATAATTAATAATGAAAAAAAACAAACCAAAGCTATTCAATAAAGAATATCAAAAGCAATGGTCTGAAAAGCACAAATACACACACATACATACTGGCGAACACTGCACGTTTGAAGCCTATGTTGCAGAATTGTTGGTTATAAGATGGACAGATGCCTTTAAGATGGATAAGCCGTCTTATAAGTTTTGGACTGTTGGCGATAAATATCACGAAGTTTTTATGCGCAACATGAAAGCCACGCAGTCTCTAAAGAAAAAGTTTTCAGAAAAAATTATTTTGCAAGCTATAAAATCTGATTATTTTGCAAACATATACCACATAGGATTAAAGGCGTATGGGCCAAGAGGGTGGAAATATAATCAGGTTGCGTTAGAAGCCATTAGAAAGTACAATAAGGAAGAAGAAGAGTCTATTAGACTTAGAGAGAAAGCCAAAGAGCTAGAAATTGTAGAAGAAAAGAAGGAATTTAAACAAAGAAGAAAAGTTACAGCAAGTAAAAAACAAAGCATCGTAAATAAATTGAGGAATATATGAGCAAGCTAAAGAAAAAATCATCAAGCAAGTTTGATAGCGACGTTGTTAGCAATTCTATTGTAAGCAAATACGGAGATGTCGTTAAGAGCGGAACGGAAGTTTTAGAATCTATCAATAGTCTACAAGTGATTGGCGTTTCGCCAGCACTAGACATAGCCTTGGGTGGCGGTCTAAGGGAGGGAAGTGTAGTAGTCATGACTGGAGATCCAAAATCTGGGAAAACAACTACCGCCCTTCATTTTGCTTCTAAGTGTCAGGCTTTGGGGAAGCGCGTAATCTATGTAAATACAGAAGGTAGATTGTCGCGCCAAAATTTTGATGGAATCAAAGGCTTGCAGGCAGACAAAATACTTATCATAGAATCAACAGATGATAAGATCTTGTCAGCACAAGATTTTCTAAACATTATTGAATACTATATAAATAATGATCCCGGATGCTTGATAATAGCTGACTCTTTATCAAACATGGTTCCTCAAGACGAACTAGATGGTGAAATTAGAACTGGCGTTCGCAATGCGTTGCCGCGATTGTTGTCTATGTTCTTCAAGCGTATCAGCGGTACACTAATGAAGAATAAAACTATACTAACCTGTATTACTCATAATATCGCTAATACTGGCGGCTCACCATATTCTCCATCAAAGATGGCAGACTGTGGTAATATGTTGCAATATCAAGCCGGAACCAATATGGTTATCACACATAGAGGTAGGTGGCAAGTTCCAAAAGACAGTGGACCACATGTTGGACAGATAGCAAACTGGACAATAAAAACATCTTGTGCGGGAGGTCTTCCAAGTAGCACGGCAGAAAGCTGGATTCGTTACGGTGTTGGGATTGATGAGACTCAAGAGGTTGTGCAGATTGCTTGTGAGTTTAGATTGATCAAAACCGCTGGAGCTTGGTACACAATTCAGTGCGCTATTGATAACCTAGAAGATCCAGTGATACAAAACATTCTCAAGCAGAATAAAATCTCTGATAAACCCGAGGATATAGAAAGATTTTTTAAATTCCAAGGCGCTAATAATACACTTGAGTTTTTAAATGAAAATCCAGATATGTCATCATTCATTTACGACAAGATTAAGGAATTATTTTAATGGCTCAAGTAGAAATTACGAAGACAGAAGCTTGGAGAATGCTAGACGCTCTTCAGGTTTACAAGAAAGACTACGAATTAACAGATTATGTAAAGAAAACTATTCGTAACGCAGAAAAGAAATTAAAGAAGGTGGTCAATGAGTAACTACTTAAACGTAGATATACCACCATTTTGGTGCTATTTAGACACTGGTTTTTTGTACAATAAAGAAGCTAGTGTAAAAAACGAAAGAATTGTTGTTGAAGTATTTTCTTTTACTAGCATACCTCAACGATGCGCTATGTTTTCTATCATGACTGAATACGGAAGTCAACACGCTAGAGTTCCAATTCACTATCTTAGATCAAATGAATCTGGTGGAACAGATTATGATCTTGATTGGCTAGAACTCTGGGACAGTATGAGCTATTATGCGTCTTGCAATATCAATGATTATACCAAAAACAGAGGCGCTAATATAATGCTTAAAGATCATAGTCTTCACAAGTCCAAGTACCTTTTTACTATAGATTGGTGCTTTGGTCCTCAGTTCAAATCTGGTTACGGAGAAATGGCCGCTGGTCACAAGTGTGGACATTTTTTTGAGGGTGAAGGTGGTCAATATTTTATGCAACCAAACAATAGAGTATTATGGGTAGACGGAGGTAGTTTTATCAGCAGAAAGTTCAAACAAAAACCAAATTGGCAAGTTTTCGCAAAAGAATTTAGCTGTGAACATTCCGGCAGCAGGTGGGTTTCTGAATTAGATGAAGAGGTATTCTTCTACGACTTCAAAAACATAGATGAAAAATGAACACAATACTTCAAATATGCGCCGGTATATTACTGGCTAGACTTATAGAATGGATTTTGTATGAAAGTTATAGGCTTAAATGGCAGAGAGTACGTTTGGAATTTAAACGGATATTCTGTTGCCGCCAACGACAAACGCAAGAGATCAAAGTACCACGTTCGCGCAAGAGAAGTCTTGAAGACTGTCTTCCATAGTTATAGAATACTTGAAGAAGTTAAGTTGCCGGGAAGCACACCAAGGCACAGAAAAGGAGTACTTTATTTAGATTTTTATATTCCACAGATAATGCTTGCAGTAGAAGTTCACGGACAACAACATTATGAATTTACTCCATTCTTCCATAAGACAAAAGCAGATTTCGTGTTGGCAAAAGCCAAGGATGAAGATAAAATAGAGTGGTGCAAGTTGAACAAAATTGACCTGATTGAATTGAAGTATTCTGACACAGACGATCAATGGAGAGAACAAATTGAAAACAGCTAAAGAAACCGTTGAAAACTTTCTTGAAAAGCTAGATCAATTCACGAATGAAACAAACACAAAGTTTGCCACATTTCGAGAAGAATTCCTATTAGCCGCAGATATGGAGATGGATCAGGTTAAAAAGCTTAATCAGGAAGAGCTTTTTGATTATGCATATGCTCTCTACGGGTACGCCTCGTATGTTCAGGATCAAATCAACAGGCAGAAAGTTGTATTTAATTTATGTAATGATCAACTACAAAAAATGGTAGCAAAGTATCATGAAAAATTTAGTCCTTACACTAAACATGAAATAAGAATGCAGATGATAGTTGTTGACAATGAATATGCCGCATCTATTGACAATTACAAACAAGTCGCAGAAGCGAGGATACAAGAGCTAGATGGCAAAGTGTATGAGCTAAAACGCAAAGGGGATATACTAATGGAAAAGGGGAAAAGAATATGAATCTTAAAAGTCTAGTTAGCAGTTTAAGCTTTGAAGAACAAACAGAGTTATTAGATATTTTAATGGAATTCGGTAAAACTGGAAGCGGCGTACTCATGGAAAATGAAGGATTGGCTGGAAGTACCATGCCTCCACACATTGTGGATGAATTTGGTGGCAGCGTTTCGTCAGATTTTCAAGTAAAAAAGCAGAACAATTTAAGCAAAAAAAGAAAAGAAGCGGTGAGAGCCAATAAAAATACTTGGAAGGACACCGGAGAAGACAGGCACATCGAAACCCCAGCGGCTAGCATTACTCCTCGTAATAGATCTAAACCTAAAAAAACAACTGTTACATGCCACAAGTGTGGAAAAGAAAGCAAGATAAATGCAGGTCTTGTTTATGGAGAGTTTTATAGATGCGACAAGTGCATAGGATAATAACTAGGTGAACTCAAATAAATTATTAGATATCGGTTCGGAAAGAGCCGTGCTGGCAGGACTTATGCAATACGGAGTAGACGTATATGTTCGCATATCCGACCTTGTTACTTCAGAAAGCTTTGTAAATACAAATAATCAAGCTATATACAAATGCTTAGAAGATATTATTTTAGAAGAAAAATCTGTAGACATAGCTTCTTTATTAGCCTCCGCAGAAAAGCTGAATTTAATTGAAACCATCAGCACAAAGCAAGAAATTAAATACATCAAATCGCTTTTTGATTTTCCCGTCAATCAGGATAACATCATTAAGTTTGCCGCACAATTAAAGAAATTTGAGTTCGCCAGAAAAATAAAAAATCTATCACTAAAAGTACATAAAGACATAGATAGAATTGATGGCTCTGAAACAATAGATGAAATTATTGGGGTGCTTGAGAATCCAGTAACCGACTTCTTGAGAGAAGATAGCGGCAGCGAAAACCCAGAAAAAATAGGCGAAGGCGTAGAAGATTATGTACAATTTTTATCAGAAAATAAATGCGATATCATTGGTATACCAACGGGATTCTCTCGATATGACGAAGCCATTGGCGGTGGTCTTAGACGAAAATGCGTTGACCTTGTATCTGCAAGACCAAAAGTTGGTAAATCAGTATTCGCTGATAATGTTGCCCTTAATGTATCTTCATTAGGTATTCCCGTTCTGGTGTTGGACACAGAAATGTCTAAAGAAGATCATTTGAATCGACTGTTAGCAAATATTAGTGGCGTTACAATTAATGAAATAGCAACTGGTAAATTCGTTGACGATGAAGAGAAACTAACTAAAGTAAACGAAAGTGTAGAAAAGCTTAACAGTGTGCCATATAGCTACATTAGCGTTGCTGGCAAGCCGTTTGAGGGCATTTTGAATTTAATCAAACGTTGGATAGTTCAGGAAGTTAAAACAGACGAGAGCGGCAAAACAAATGAATGTCTCATCATATATGATTACCTCAAGCTGATGTCGTCCTCATCTATCACAAACAATATTCAGGAATATCAAGCATTAGGATTCCAAATTACCTCTTTGCATAATTTATGCGTTAAGCTAGACATACCTTGTCTATCCTTTGTGCAATTGAATCGTGACGGCATTACCAAAGAAAGTACTGATGCCGTTAGTGGATCAGATCGTTTAATTTGGCTGTGTACTTCTTTTAGTATCTTTAAAGCAAAATCTCCAGAAGAACTTGCGGAAGATGGTCCAAACGCTGGTAATAGAAAACTAGTACCCATTGTCTCTAGACATGGAGCTGGCCTAGACGATGGAGACTATATAAATATGCAAATGGTTGGGTCTCACGCAAAGCTGATAGAATTAAAAACTCGCAACGAGTTTAAAAATCAGCCAATAGGAGATACTGGTCTAATAGATGCAGACAAGATAGGAAATATTGACTTAAATGATGAACCTGAAGAAGATCAAGAATAAACTAAACAAAGAGATAGAACAAGTTCTTACTAAATTGGAAATAAAGTATGAGCTTTTCTCTGATAATATATACTCAACCTGTCCGGTTCATGAAAACAGTGATAATCCAAGGGCGTTCTCTTTTTCTGTTGATAAAGGTATATGGAAGTGCTGGACTAGAGATTGTCAACACGAATATAAAAACGACGTATTTGGTT